GCGATCTTCCAAATCAGCCTCTTGCATATCCCAAGTGATCAACTCAAAGTTACCATGGCTGAACAACAACATTGCAATGTGCTCGAGAATTGGATCTTCCAATGTGTGACGGAGCTCCGGGGATACCGTAACATCCCACGCAGATCCGTCATTCTCATACACATGACCATATCTCATCTTTTCAGCCACTTCCCTCATTGCGACCATTTTGGGCCGGTGCTTTATACTGCGACGTTCAAAATGATCAAAGTACAAATCTTCGAAACATTTGACCGTCAAAAGAGCGCAGAGTTGGCCGGCACCGCCGCATGACATAATCATCCGCGGTTCCTTCCCTTTGGCGAGAATCTCATCCTTAATAGACACCGCCCATTTCACAAAATGCTGATTTGCCGAGGTTGCGACCAACATGTCAATTGCATTCTCAACAGTACGTTGGGACCATTTCTTCGAAACCAATTCATTCAAGCAAGGATTGTCTGTAGCCCATTGCTGAACTCTACGTTTCGTGAAAACATGGTCCTTCAGTGCGCGCTGCACCGATAGAATGCCCGCATAAACCTTGTCGCTGGGTTTGAATGGTTTAGCTTTCCCTTCCACCCTACCTTTGCATGCTCTGATCACATTCTCAAGAGCATCAGTGTAATGCTGAACCTCCTGGGTGGTGGGACCGATCGGAGTAGCGACACGAGGGACAGGAGAGTCCCTGGTCTGAACTCTGGCGAGGTAATCCTCACCTGACTCAATGTTGGTTTCGAGTATAACTGATTCCAACGGTCCGACAATCGTATTGACTGGAATCCTATCGTCCGGAGCATGGCCGGGCGGTGGTAGCGGAGGTAAATTCTCAAACCAAGTTCGAATTTCTTCCACGTGGGCCGCCGGGTCCGTGCTGACAGAGCTGACATCGTCAGAATGATCCTCTTCCGGTTCCGGAGGTTGTGGAGGTTGCAAACCCATCGGCGGAGCCGCGGGAATGGCAGGATCCTCGACAACATCCTCACCACCAGCCTCTGTAACATCTCTGAGCGGTAATATCTTGTAATGCGCATGTCCGCTCCACATCTGAGATACCTTTCTTCCAAGGTAAAAGAGCCCCAGTTCCCAAAATGGGAACATAGTGAATGCGGTCAATCCATAACGCACAGGTTTGGGCATCTCCCAGTTCGCAATCAACCGTCTGGTTCCCAGAGTGGAAACTGTAACTGTAGTCAGACCTCCCGCACCGTAAAGGAACAAAGAGTGCCGATTGAAGCGCGCCGACAACAAGCGTTGCCGCGCATGAACCTGAGATAGAGCCTCAGGGACCAGACGCATCATCGCAATCCTGCGCAATGGATCCTTTTCCGATCGGATCTCAGACGTTAGAGACTGATTCAGAGACTTGTCAGCCG